TTCCAGTTGACGACTCCTTGTTGCATCCATTTTGGGAGGTTTTCATATGACAGTTGTAATCTTTGTAGCATTTCTCTTGCAGTCGCTGCTTTGTTAGCAAGGATTGCAACGTTTACGTTATCATTAAACAGCGTATACCATAACAGATAGGCAGTAACAACTGTTGACTTACCTGACTGTCTTGGTAGTTTTGCTATATTAAATCTATGGGCATGAAATCTTTCGACCATATCTTCTTGGAAGTCATATAGGTCAAAAGGGACTAAACCTTTATCTAGTGAGATAATCTTGATGTAGTGTGTTATGAAGTAAACAGGGTCTTGACTACACTTAATGAATTCTTCGACTTGCTCGTCAGTAAAATTCTGTGCTATATTAGCACGCTTAAGGTTGGGATTACCTAGATATATTTCGTTTTGTGCCATCTAGGGTTTATCAAATAGTATGTTGTTTATATATTTATCCGCCCACTCTTCGCTAAACCATTGACTAAGCACTGCTTTTGTCTTCTTATTCTTTCTCTGTGATGTAGAATACCAACACTGGTCATCTAATCTTAACATAATACTAACCCAATCATCAGACCATTTTGCTGTTTGCACTTCTGTGCTGTATATTCTGAGATACTCGAGAACTACCTGATAGAATTTGTCTTGCTCCTCTGGAGTTTTTAGTCTTGCAAACTTACAGTATGGTGAGAATATCTCACCCCATTCGGGTAGTTGACGATTATCTTTAAATTGAATTTCTTTACTGATGGGTGATAACTTGTCACTCCAATCCACACCTTCCACAGGTGATATATCTACTATGGCAGCAGTAACCCCTGCAGGAGTTTGTATTATATCTGCACCAAATATAGGTAGATAGTATGCAGGGTCTGGCCAAAAGACACAGTGGACGATTTGTATTTTATCTGTTTCTGCTGTCTCTAAATGAATTCTTCTTAATCCTCTAGACTTCCACATTTCATTTTTAATAACAACTTTCTCATGTGTTATTAAATCATGCAGAGTAGTTACTTGCTCTAGCTCTGGGAAGTCTGCGATACTACATCTAATTAGATTAGCAAGGTCATCACGTACGCTTGGAAAGAGCATAACCAATTCCAATGAATAATATAGCAAACACTAATAACACTAGAGGAGAGGTTACAATAGGGTCCCAGTTTCCATGTTGTATTAGTGGTTGTTTCTCCCACGTACCTGGTAATGAATATACCGAAGGGTTAGATGCAAATATCATCTGCCTAAAAAATAATGATTAATGATTTCAATTTTCTCATGTGCTTGAGCAATAGCAGCAATCTCGCTATCTATCGCTGCCATAACATCTGAGTGCTCACCTATACCTACAGGTTGGTTGAGATAAATTTCTACGTTTTGTGAATGCTTTGCAATCAAACCATTGTAGTATACGATTTGATTATTCAGAATGTTGTCACGCAAGTTGACCATAAATTAACCTTCTAATAGTGTACCTTGAGACCTACGAATTTCACGTAACTCTTCAAAATTTTTATTCTTTGTGCCCCCATCATACTCCCACGCATACCCTTCGGCAATCATTTGTTCGTTGAGCGATACATTATCATCACCAACATATAACCAACCAAGCAGACGCCCATACTTACCCATCCCGCCTTGGAGTTCAGTTCGTATAGTAAGTTCATGCTCTCCACTGATTGTGTCCTCCAAAGTTGCTTTCATCCAGTTAGTAGCATCTATACCCAATGCTTTTTCTTCTAAGTCTCTTGTCCTTTTCTCAGGTGTATCGATACCCGCTATTCTCACACGCTCGTGTTTGTAGATATCAAATCCTAAGTCAATAACAACGTCGATAGTATCACCATCAACTACTTTAACAATTTCTGTGACGCGAAAGTTATAACAACTTTTACGACTTGGGGGTGTCATTGCTCCCATCGTTCATCTCCGAGTATGCATACTTCATTATATAGCCGATGACAATAGACACCGAAATAACTAATATAAGTATCATTACATTCACGGAATGGACGACAGTCATTTCTTAGATTCTTCGTATTGGAAGATTAGAAATAGTCCTAGTGTTACCCAGAAAACTATCTCAAGACCATAACCAGACATTATGTAATAAGTGGTAGTATTTGTTCCTTTACCTTATCTGCAATCTCGCCAACGATATTGATATCTATACCCAAAAATGGTGGAATAAATCCAATCATTCTAAAGAAACCTTCTGCAAACAATGCTAGAAAAACAAAACCTAATACCATACTAATCAAGCCAGCATTTCTATTATGCTGACGGATAGCATCGTCTATCATTTCTTGTACTTGTGCTTCAGTTACAGTAATTGTTTTTTCTTTTTTGGATGGTTTATTATCCTTTAAAACAGTTGTTACTGGAAACTTTTCTCTGTATGCTGTTGATAACATGGACTTTCTCTATTAGGGGTATTTAGATAATAAGGTAAGTCAACACCATTATAGATGATGAAGAATTATTTGTCAATGAATATATTAATCTAGTCTAACTACATATTCGCTTGCGTGTGGATGTCCAACTAACTCAGGCAAATCCAGTTTTGCTTGTCGAATAGCATTGTATGCATCGTCGGCATACTCGCAAATTTCTTTTGTATGGTTGGAATTGTCATGATAACCAATCAGGTAATGTGCCATGAGGTCTCCGTCTAATACTGTTTATATTTAGTAAGAAGCCAAACCATTTGGTCTCGCTAATGTGTGGACTCGCTAATAAGATGCTTCTTCAATACAGACTTCATCATAACAAACTGAGTATGTTATGTCGTCTTTCCAATATGAAGTATAAAGTTTATCCCATATTAAAGTAAACTCTTCTAGTGTCAGATTCTTAAAGAGGACTTCTTGTCTAAAGTAGATGTGGTAACTTTGAGTCATTCTCCTAGTGTATGGACTACAGGTTTTTCATGCATTAGAATCTTATATAGTTTTGGATTCTCAGCAGCAGAGACAGGGATAAAATCTGTCTTTGCATCAAACATTTCATATCTCTTTGCCTGATTTATAACTATCGACCCATCTGCTCCTGATACTGAGCGATGATAAGTCCCACGTGGTATAAAGAGTGCACCACTATGCACATTCAAATGGACTATATGATATGGATAATGCCAATCTTCATTCACTAATTCAAATTGTCTCTCACCAGAAACAACTCTATTATAATCATCTTGAAAACCATGAATATAAAATTGCTTTGCACCTACTGGGTCATTAGGTGGTGATATAGCAGGACCTGTATGACATACTAGGTCTGCAGCATTAGATTCATCTACAGAGATATCATAAAAAATAACATCGTCGGTCTCTCGAAACACGCGATGTTTTTTAAATTGCACGTCACTCATTTTGTCTCTTCAATCGCTTCTTTAACAATCTGTTTGAGTTCTCTTTTTTGTCTCTTACTAAAAGAGTCTGTCCCAAACTTATTGTCTATCCATTTCTTTCCATACCAGAATGCGAATAAACAAATCATTAAGGCGATACCATCACCCCATGATAAATTCCATGCCCATTGAAAAAATTGCCACATAACTATAATGCTATAATAATCATACCAATAATAAGACCTTTAGTAAATGCTAACCAAAGCATTTGGTAGTCGGATAGATTAAATTTATCTTGCCATTTCTTAGCAAGGTCTCTATCCCATTCTAGAAATCGTTTGATTAACAATTCCAAGCCCTCAAAGATTTATTTATCCTGCTATCAGGGTCATTAGCAGTTTTTTTAGAAGTTAACTTCTTTTTCATACCCTTCATTCTAGCACAGAAACTAGCACGTCGTGGATTACCAACCTTTTTACTAGGTGCTTTTAAATCGCTACCTGGGTTAGCACGCTCATAAGACTTGCGACCCTTTTCATTGAGTCCACCAGACTTATTCTTGCCTTCCTTTTTCTGCCATGCTTCTTCAGCAATGAATTCGTTGAAAGTTTTCATGATGGTTTAGAAGGACAATGCTCTTCATGTTTTTCTATGTATGTGCGAGGTCTCCAATGTCCACGTGGGGCAGTGAGTCCACAATACATACAATACCAAACACCATAACCTTCAGCATCTGTTTTATGCTCAGCCATAATGATACGCTCCTTTTTTGGATTTGTTAGGTAGTTTACCACTCCTGACTTTATCGCCAGAAGTTTGACCCATACCAGATGGGTTAGACCCACCTTTAGATTTACCTATGTTTATTGACTTCCCAGGTTTCTTGCTTTCGGTATCATGTAATCTTGCGGGTTTTGATTTGTCCTTAGTGATTACAGATTCTTGTCCGTGCTTTCTACCTAGACGACGCATGGTTTTTCCAAAGCGACGCTTTGACATTTTATCAGGTTTTGAGGTCTGATAGGATACTTCTGTGCCAGTTTCACCACTGTCATACTTGTACTTGCCAACACCCTTTTTGTAACCAATT